GTACATAGCCTTACTAATAAAATAATCTTCCCAGATGGCTCTAAAATTAAGATTAAATTAGATGATAAGATAGATTCAGCTGGAGAGTATGACCCTACAACTAAAACTATTACTTTAAATCCTAATAAAGCTGGTATGGATACTCCATTCCATGAGATATCACATCCATTAATAGATGAACTATATGTTAATGACCCTATGTTATTTGATAATTTATATAATGAAGTAGTCAATTCTAAGCAAGGTAAAGATGTAATTAAAACTGTTAAATCTAGAGGCTATGAGCCTGGTTCTGATATATTTAAAATGGAAGTAATAGCAGAATCAATTGGAAGAGTAGCAGCTGGTAAGTATAAATCACCTAAGAACTCTATTGTTAATGCAGTTAATAGATTTTTTAAGTGGATGAAAGAAAAACTATTTGGTCCTTTTTGGATTCAGAGAATTGCATCTAATGAATTAAATCCTAATACTACTATAGAACAGTTAGCTGATATAATAACTAAAGAAGGTACTTCGATAAAGTTAGGTGACACTCCTAAAAATATGAATGAGTACAAAGAAATGTTATTAATGCAAATTAAATATCAACTATCTGCTAACAGAGCATTGCAAACTGAACGTAATAAATTATTTAATACTGCATATAATATGTTTGCTAGAATGGTAAAGCTAAAGTATGGAAATCAAAAAGTAGATGGTAAAATTGTTAAGCCTGATATTGTTTATTTCCAACAATATATGTTAGGTGTATTTTCAGAACAAGGTATTACAGATTTAGAGATGCCATTTAATGATTGGTTTTTAAATAAGTTTGAAAAGTCATTTATATTTAAAGAACGAACTAAAGATATAGTTAAGACAGTTGATAGTAAATTTTATTTAGTTAATGGAACTGAAGCTGATACTATATTAAATGATTTAATGATGTCCTCTAATATCACTTCAGCTATGTCAGAATTATCTGATGAAATATTAGAGTTAGGTAGTGGATTAGATATTAACACTAGAGTATGGATGGGTGCATTTAAAACATCACTAACTCCAGAACAATATGCATGGTTACAAGACCAAGGTAGAAAATCTCCAAGCTTTTATGAATATCAAACATCAGTTTTAAAGAACCTTAAATTAGGGAATACAACTGACTTTAATGCATTAAGCCCTACTCAACAAAATTTATTAGTTCAAGAATATGTTAAAGCTAAAAGTACTATTAGAACAAATAGGGAAAATGGTGAAAACCAAAGAGATATGTATGTACTACGACTTGATATGTCTGAAGGATTTATAAAAATACATAGCTTTGAATTAAAAGGACCTCAAGATTCTGATTCAGGTTTATCTAATAATAAATGGGAAAAGATAAACATGGTAGAATCAATTGGTAACTGGGGAATCTTTTCTGTATTAGGGCAAGGAGATTTTAAAACTAAAAGAACTTTATACAATCCTGATGGAACTCGTGTTAATAGAGAAGATGGAACTGCAGTTAAAGGATGGAAAGGTAGAAGTACTTTTTTAAATGAGCAAGAAATAATTGAATTAAACAAAGCTTTATATAAGAAAGGTTTAGTATTACTAGGTACTAGAGGAGAACAATCTCAAATGTTTTTTGCTCGTATTACTGACCAACATAGAGCTGATGCTAAAAAACATAAAGAATACTGGAATAATGAAAAGAAATATGTACCTAAAGCTGACCGAAATAGGTATGTAGAAAAGAAAAGTTTTGATGAAAGAGTTGTAGATATAGCAATGCATGAAAGTCTTAAAGCTATATGGCCTCAATATCATAAAGAAAAATTAAGTAAAGTATTTAAACGATTAAAGATACCTACAACTTCAGCTTTAATTAACAGAGAAATGCCATCTTACAAAGTGGCTAAATTTAATCCAAAGAATGCATCATTTGTATATGAGAATGTAGATGGAACTGTTAATACAAAGAAAGCTAGACAATCTAATATCCCTGGAATAGGATTAAAAGAATATATTGGTGATGGTGCAACACTAACTTCAAATAGATTCTTTAAAAATTTAACACAATATTTTGGAATGCAAAGCAATACAGCTAAAGCAAAGACAGTTGTTTATGATAAGCAAAATGATGATGTTATTATGATGAAGCATGAGCAATTTGCTGTAGACCCTGGCGTTAAAATATATTATAATTATGGCAAACCTGGAGAAAAGCTAGTAGCAGAGGTAGATGAAAATGGAGATATCATTTATTATCTAAACGATAAGGACGGAGAAAAAGTAGACTTATTAGCTACTGGTGATGAAATAAAAATATCAAATGGTGAGCTTGATAATAATGTTGTAGAGCTAGAAGGAAAAACTTTAGGGTTAATTAAGAGGGCTTCTAAAGTAGTTCCTTATGCTAAACATGGCATGCAGCCTTACAATCATATACATGAACCTAGTATTGTCAATGCATTCAATCAGCATATTGCTCCTGAAGTAAGAAAGAAAATGAGAAAAATATATAAGATGAGTGATAAAGAAAACTATTCATCTCATATGTTATCTTTACTGCAATATTTACAAAGGAATGAAGATGCTGGATTTCAACCTACAATTTTAGAATTAATGAAACTAGGTGCTGGTAGACATCAATCTATGGAAGCATTAGTAAATAGTATAGTTATGAAAAATATGGTAGAAAAAGCTATATCTATTGCTGAAAATGAAGGTTCTTATTTTGACCTATCTCCTAATTTTAGGTCAGACTTACAACCTAAACAAGTTGCTTTAGGTAAACAAAATTCTAATATGATATATCAAAAGTATGCAGATGCTCATGATGGAATGACCTTAACTGATGCTAAAAAACTAACACTTGAAGAAATAAATGAATGGTTGTCTAAAAATGAAGTACATGTATATATAACTAGATTCCCTGTTCCACATAAAGGTGGAGTACTTATGGCTAGAGTTATGAGACTGCATGATAAAAAATCTGTCATAGAAATGCATGAAAATGACATATTTGTTAGATTGGAAGCTGACTTTGATGGAGATGCTGTACAAGTAGAAATGCTACCTGATGAAATGATTCCTGTATTTAGAGAATATTTAGATAATATTGACGTTAGAGGTATTAATTTAAATAGATATGTCACTTCAAAATTTGAAGGTTCTTTTTCTGTAATGGAAGATAGAATAATATTAATGGATGCATTAACACAAGGCCAAAGAGCTATTGGTGAAATAGCTAATATACAATCTATATATGGAATGTTATTAAATACCTTAGAGTATGTACAAGTTGAAAGTATAACTCCTTCATTACTTTTTCTTAGAAAACCAAATGAAAAATTTAGATGGAATGTTCCTTATAAAGATAGGTCAGGTAAAGTGCAGCCTTACAGGGATATAACTGTAGAAGAGTATTTAAGAACTATACTTCAAGCAGCTGTAGATAATGGGGAGTTTCTATTACTACAAAATTGGAATTACTCTCAAATGAATTTTATGGCACCATTATTTAAAAATGAATATGGAAATACTCCAAGTTCTGAAGATATAGCCAAGCTTATGCCATTAATAGATATACATAAAATTCCTGGAAGGCTAAGATTAGGTCAAACAAGAAGACAAGATGGTGAGTTAGTTAATTTAGGATTAAGAGAACTAATTGAAATGAGTAAGGTATATTCTGAATATGTTAATAATAGAGAGGCTTATATTAGAAACTTGCCTCAAGAAGGATTACAAATAATAGATATAAAATTCAAAGATAATAATTATGTATCTCCTGTTGAAACTATATCTTTAATACCATATGAAACTTACAATGATTATTTAGCTGCAAGAGAAAATAAATATGGAATACAATTGCAAGATGGCAGCCCTTTTAAAGTACATAACGTTGTTCACGCTAATGCACATAAAGCAGCGTTAGAAAGATTATCAGGTCCTGGTTGGGATAAAATATTTAATAGTGCTTATAAAAAAGATAATATAGAAAGCATGTCTGATATTAAAAATCAAATGAGTATAGGAGCATCATGGGCAAATGAAATGTCAAGAGCTTGGTTTGCATTAATAAAAAAAGTTAAGAGTATGTCCTCTACTACTATGGATAGGTCAGAAAACTTTCTTATGTTTAAAGAAAAATGGGATGCAGAATATAAAAACTTATCAGAAACAGCAAAGATGGCAGCAACATTTCAATTTTTAAAATTATATTCTAAGGGCGTATACGCTGGAAGAGCTGGATTCCCTCCTGCTAGTTCAAGTAAAAAAGAATATCAGGTCTTACATGAAAAAGTTTTACAAAAGTATTTTAAATATTACAATGAAGCTTTAGATTCAAGCACCGATAGTAGCCTTATTAGAAGCGTTAAAGGCTATGGTACTAATGAAACATTAAATGAGATAGCTAATAGGAGCTGTAATGTCAGATAAATGTAAAATACATAAGGCAGCAAATAAATTACAAGACGAAATAAATCAAGAGGTATCTAAAGAATTAGATGAAATAGTAGAAAACTTTGACCCTAATGATGAGACAGAGCAAGAAATTATAAGTAATATAGAGTCTCAATTAGATTCTAATGAGAATGGTACTGTTATAGAATCTGATGTATTAAGAGAAAAATATAAAAAATATTATGGTTCTGTAGATGAAAGACAGTTACTTGCATTAGAAATTAAAGCTATGTTAAGACAAAATCCTGTAGCTATGATAATACTTAAAGATGTTCTTATGAATAAAAGAGCATTAGGAAAATATAATAAATTAAGAGACTATCCATTGTCTACTTTAAAAGTAGCATATAGATATTTATCAGAGTTTAATGATAACGATAATACTTATGGTATCTTTGGTAAAGATGGAAATATTTTAGTTCGCATGAAAAAGTCTTTTCAGAAAAGTATATATACGCCACAAGCTGTAGGTCGCCTAGAAGGTACAGGAGCTGTATATACATTTACTCATGCTATGCAATCCTATTATGATAAAATATCTGGTAGAGTAAACTTGTTTGCGAAAGGTCGTAAATATAAAAACAGTAAAGGTAAAATAGTAACTACAGAAGGAATGGCTACTGTAATAGAGAAGCTAGAAAAATTAGTTAAAGATTATTTACCTAGAGATACAAATATACCATATCAATTGGGATATAGACATAATGATGTAGCAATAGTTGAATTATTTTCTCAAGTAATGAGTGGCTGGGTTAAGTTAGATACAAAACCTGATGGCACTCCAATATTTAAAATAGCTTCTAACTGGGGTCAAAAGTTAGATGAAAACGGAAAAACAATTTTCTGGCCAAATGGTGATGTAGTATTTGATTTTAGTGATTATGTTGACATAACAAAATATAGAGATGGAGAATATGCAATACAATCATTTGAAAATTTAGACCCTCAATCAAGAAAAGATTTTTATAATGAATTTGTTAAACTTACTGAGCAAGCTAGAGAAATAGATAATTCTGTATTTGAATATATGCAAAAAGAATTTGATAAATCTATTGTAGTTATCTTAAAATCATTAAATAATATTATGCCTAATCTTACTGCAACAGAAAGCAGAGCTTTGTTTTTTGAAAAAGGCCCTGATTTTGAGTCTTTATTACATAAGAGAGTTTTTAAAGAATTAAGCCCTGAAGATAAAAGAATTTACGAACTTCTTAAAAAGACATTTGATGGATTTGCATCTATGACTTTCTTCCAATATAATACTCAAGACACTAAACATAAAGAAAATCATTGGCCTACTATATTTAATAGAGAAAAGTTTAGTTTTATTTACGATAATTATATACTTGAAATGGAAACTTTACAGCAAGAATTAAAAGATAAGCGTAAAGATTTACAAAAAATGAAAAAAGAAGGCAAAGATATAAGTAAGTTCGAGCATTTTTATAAAGGAGAATTGCATACAGGATTAGCTGGAATGACAGCTTTAAATAAACATATTAGAGTTGTTGATTCATCGCTAATGAGAGCGTATAAATTAAGAGATAACTCTGATGGTTATGGAACTAATGTAGAAACAGGTGATATAGTGCCTCTTGGAACTGACCAAAAGTATTTAAAACGTATTACTAATGCATTTGACCCTAGAGGAGCTAGGCGAAGCAAGAGTGTTTATAATGATTACTTAAGAACAGGAATGTCTGCTATAGAAAGAAACCATTTAACAGCAGAATTGATTAATGCTATTTCTATGTTAAAGAAAAATTCTAAAGATGGGACTATGAATGAAGATGCATTGCAATATATGTTAAATTATTATACTGTTCCCTTTAATAGGACAGATACTATAGGAAGCTTAGGTCCTATGGAATACTCTACTGATAAATTAGCTAACTCTATTACTAGAATTGGTGGGACAAGATTTGGAGTAAGTGCTGACTATCTTCAAAATATGTTTAGAACTATGAGTTCATACATAACAGGAAGATATTTAAAAGGATGGTCAACAACACTTCAAAATTATTCTGCTTTACAAAATCAAATACATTATGAAGGCATGAAAAACTTTTTTGATATATTTTCAGAATATATATCTATAAGTAATGACCCTAAACATCCTATGATGGATTTAATATCACGTTCAGGTGTAATTGATTTTAATGATTTCTTTAGTGAAAGTATGATAAGTGATATTGCTGATACTGAAATAGAATCAGTAACTTCACAAAGAATACTTGGTGCAATGCTAGTCTATTGGAAAAAAATGGAAACAAATCCTAAAGGTGAGAAGCAACATCAATTAGAAATGCAAAGAACTATAGAGGATTCATTAAAAGATTCTAGAGCTTTTGAGTTAAAAATAGATGTGCTTTTAAGTGAAAGAAGAGCTAAAGCTAGATTAAATCAAGTTAAGAGAGATAGACGAAGAAGTGTTATGTCTAAATATGCAAACTTTGCTATTAATAAAAGATGGGAAATAGCACGTAATGTTAAGAAGCTTGATATAAAAATTATGGGTAAAAAGATAACTGATAAAGCTACATTATATAATCAAGCAGTTAGAACATATCAAACTTTTACTAATTTTATGACATTAGGTGGAAAATTTACTATGGGTACTTCAGAGCAATTAGTAAGGTCATTAGCTTTTATGCAAGGAGTAGAGCATGGTAAGCTAATAGGAGCTTTACCTAATAAGCCATTAGAAAATTATACTTTTGAAGAAGAGCAATTAGCAATAACATTTGGTAGATATTTTAATAGACTGTTTCAATTTGGACTATCAACTACAGATGTATCTGAATTTAATTTTGGAGCATTTGGTAATTTAATGGGTAAGTTTGCTTATTATACACAGCAAAAATTTGGAAATGATGTTAGGATAGTTAAAGATGCTAAAGTAGGTGTGAGAAATCTAGAAAAAGTTTTAAAAGAAAATAATGGGAAATTAGGTTTAATAGGAGGAACTGTTAATAATACAAAAGAAATATTAAAACTAATAAAACTATCATTTACTCCTGGTGCAAACTTAAGAAAAACAAATCCTGAAGCAGCTACATGGAGAAGCTTTATGGCACAAAACATGCTTACTTATGTTATTGTTGATTTAATATTAATGGGTCCATTAGCTATAGGTAAATCTTTATATAGGCTTGGGTTTAGTAAAAGTGGTGTAAAGCCATACACATCTGATTATATTACATTAATGATGGCTCTTCCAACTGTAGCTTTATATGCATTAGGTGGGGGGTATGATTCTGAAGAAGAAATTGAAAGACATTATACTTATTATATAAGAAGAACATTCTTAGGATATCTTCCACATATGACTATAGAAGTTTTTATGGGACTAGTGTTAGCCTTGATGGGTAAAGGAGATATGGCACTATCTAAATTAAAAAATACAGCTAAAACTATAGTTCCTTTTAGAGGTATTGAAGTAGCAGGGGATAAGTTAGGTGAAGTTTTAGAGAATGTATTTAGAGACTAAAAGCTTCCGAATAAAAACTTCCAAGCATAATAGCTAGCCACTATCATAAATATAAATGATATTAACTCAGGCATTAGCTTTGTTTGGTAAATCTCTTCTAATTTTTAACAACCTAGTAAAACTTAAAAAACATTTAGGTGAGATATCTTCTAATGTTCCTAGTCTTTCAGCAAATAAAGCAATTTCATTATCTACAATCTGACCTTTTATTATAGATACTTGTTCATTTTTGTCCATTCTTTTCTCCTATTAATTTTATAAACGTTTCTATTTCAATAGCTGCATAAACCTTACTTCTATTTCTTTTAAATATAAGAACAGGTGCACCATTAATACAATTGTCTTCAGCTTGTTTTAAAGAAGCCCATACGTTTAATCGTTCTTGATTTTTGCATTCAAAACTGTAAGGGATTACCTTCCTTGCGGCAGGTGAGAGCTTGATGTCTTCTCCCGACTCTCCCATTATAGCTGATTTAACATCATCTTCTTCAAGACTGCTAAATTCTGCTAGTAATGTATCCCTTACTAAATCTTGTAATTTTCTTCCTTTTGCTTTTTTAGAGGATGTTTTCATATAATAATACCCTATCAAGCCTCCTATTAGTTACTCTTTTAAATTCTCTTAACTTGCATTCATTAACTATTTCATCTACTCCATCTTTTAATAATTTCTCTATTGAAAGCAAAGCTTCTCGTGTAAGCTGAATCTCTGAGTCTCTAAAGGCTTCTCTTATATATTTTTTAGATATACCCATTATATCCCCATCCTTGTTCTTAATCTTTCTACTAATCTTTCAACTGATTTTAAATCTTCATCAAAATCATCTAAATCTTTTTCCATATCTATTATAGCAGTAGCCATTCCTGATACATTAACATGTATTTCATCTATTGTTCTTGCTAAATTATCAACTTTTTTATAAAGCTGGTCTAAATTATCTCCACTCTTTTTGGTTTCTTTTTTTGTTGCCATCATAACTCCTTTTATTCATTCGTTTAATAGCTTTTTCTCTATCAGCTAATATTTTATCTATCTTATCTTTCTGAAGAATAACTCCACAGCGTTCACACACTATCATTTTATCTCTCCATATTTTTTAATTATATATTTTCTAAGTTTTCTGAGAATCTGGTTCATTCGTTTTTCCTTTTCCGTCATCTTTATATTTTTCTTTGAGCCAGTCAATGTATTCCTCCTTTTTACCCATAAAATCAATGAAATCTGATATTGATTGACCTATTGTATTTACTGCATGATTAGCTTTTGCTTCAAAATTCAACATATAATTAGCTACTTGTTTTAATGTTGGCTTTTTAGGTTTAGTTTTTGCCATTTCTTTTTCTCCAGTATTTATTACGTACTTTACGTTTTAACTTACTATCTGTCTTTCTATACTTTCTTAATATCCATTTACCTTTTACTTTAAATGTATAAAAATCTTTCTCTTCCCATTGCAATCTATGATACTTAGCTGCAGGGAAAGGTCTAGGATTATTTATATTCCATTGCTCATCTATAGCTGTTAATAAGAACAATATTATATAACCCTTTACTACCATAGCTTAAACTTTTTTCTTTGATTTTTACGCCATTCTTCATGCTCTTTAGCTGTTCTAGGTTTACGTCCAAGCTTTTTACGTTTAGCCTCTATAGCTTTTTTTAAATTCTCAGGATTACTATCGAATCCACCTTTTTTATGATACATTTTTTTATATTTCATTTAAATAACCTTATTACCTCTATTATTAATGGATGGTCACAATATTGTTTGCATCCTTTATTTATAATTTTATCTGGTATAGTCTTTGGTTGTTCATCTTTAAAATATTTAAACCAAGTACATTTATTGTTTTCAAAAAACTTACAATTCAAGCAAGAAACATGGGAGACATTTTTTATATCCCCCATAAGTTTCTTCTTCGACAAGATAACACTAGTAAAAACAATTACCAGCCTACCTAAATCTTAACATATATTAGAAGATATACTTGTTTCATCGCATATAATCTAAGATATAACATTTTCCTATGCAACACATTTTAATAAGCTATCGGTTACATATGCATTATGATTGAAAGATGCTACAGTAGGTTTCTTTTCATGCCATAGTACATCAGTACATGCATTATAGAAATCCCACATAGTATTTCTTTCTAATGCAGAATTGTCATCATCATTAGTATATTGTTCAAGATATCTATCTGTTATCTTACCCCATGTAGTAGTTGGTAATGCAGGAATAGCACTTCTAAGTGTCTTTAAAGTAGGCAAGTCCATTTCTGTACAATGCATATCTCTAAAGTTACTAGCTATCTTTTCTACACTATCACCACAGCCATTTATTATGTCGACAACTTTCATCATTTCTCTTTCATAACCTTGGCTTGATATATCATGCTTAAATCGATATGAATTAAAATGGTCATTTGTCATCATACCATTACTACATACTAATCGCATTAAGAATAACTTCATCTTCAATGCAGTGCTGCCATCATAACTATTCCAAAAGCCAAGACCTAATGCTACATCATCGCCTTCGCATATTTCAGTAGTAAGAGTTTTAGATACTAATCCATAGAAATATCTTCTACCATCAAAGAACTCTTTAGCAGGTTCAAACTCTGCATCGCAAAGATTAGATATTGTATCAGCCATTTCTTTTACTTCTGAATTAGGTATCAATAAATACTTCTGTCCTACTACACCACACTCTACCCATTTTTCTCTTCCTGTACCATCTTTATTATTCTTAATTTCTTTTCGTTGGACAGCAAAAGCTGAGGATGTAATCCCCTGATAATCTAAGGGGACTTTTCTTATTTCATTATATGGATACATTGGTACTCCTTTCTTGTTATACTTTCATTTTAAGATTGTCAAGTTTTAAGGTAACATTGAATTGTTCTTTCTCCCTATTAGCAGTTGTATTAACTATTAGATGAGTAATATTCCCTGTTGGACCTTTACGAGAAGTAATCGATAATATTTTACTTGCATTGTATGCTATACGAAATGAACCACGAACTGATGCAATGTTCATGCCCTCAGTCATAGCAGTCTTTGTTATTTCGCAAATAGCAAATACTACAATATTATTTCTTATCGCTACTTCGGTTAATGCTTGTGCTATCTCTTCCATCTTAAGATTTAAATCTCTATGCTTTGATTGCATTAAACCCATATGGTCAATAACTACAATCTCTGGTTTTATTGGAAGCATATTTATTTTCTTCTCAAGCTCAAGAGCCATACAAGGTGCATAATCTACATATAACCATTTAAATGAATCACTTATACCTTGCATATTAGTTGCATAGTACTCTCGTATTTCATCTTCAGTCCATCCCTTCTCGATTTGTATAAAACGCTGCCATATTTGTCTAGCAGACATTTCCATCTCAAGAAAGTATGTTGGTTTCTTTAGATTATTTACCCAGTTCTGGATAAGCATAGTCTTCATTGATTTAGGAGGTGCTTGTACTACAACAAGCTCGCCTGGATATATAGGAAAATCTACACCATAAGGCTCACCTACATTTACAGGTTTTAAGTCACTTCTGTAGAAATTAACTAAAGCATTCTCCATTTGTTCAGCTGACATAAGACTAGTAGATTTCTTAGCTTTATAGATTTTGCATGTTGATTTACAGAAACTATCCATAACTTTATCCATACAACCATATCTATATCCACTACCACCATGACCTTTATAGCAATCAGTAACAATTCTACTCATTTCTGATTCATTAAAAGGATGGTCGTCACTACTTACTCTTTTACGCCAGTCTTCCATTATTAATCTCACAGTATGCTCAGGATAACGCCATCTAAGCCACGCAGCAATACGCAATGCTACTGCATGACGATTACCAAATGAAGTTCCTTGTAACATACCTGAGATACATGGATGATTTACAGGGTCAGGATTCATCCCAACTTCTGTTTTATACATGACTGTTTCTTTCTTAACATTTCTAACAAGAACATCAAATGCTGGATTAGTAGCAATTAATTCTTTCGGCAATTTATCTTGTCGAGATTTTGAAGCTAATGCCTGTATTTCTAATCCAGATAGATTATTTAATTCTTCTTCGTCCATATATATTTTCCATAATCTAGACTTAGTATTTAAAGTATTATTTAATCTAATGATTCTTGTTTTATCTGTTACTGAAGCATCTGCATAGTCATATATGCCTTTCTTAGTAAGTTCATCTTTAACCTTAAGATGTAAATTCTGACACGGTTCCCATTTAAATGAGGTGTCAGGTATACCTACATGAAATCCTCTACCACTAAAATAAATATTATATGGAACTTCTAAGGATTTAAGTAGTTTAAGCAGTTCAATAGTTTTAGCTTTTGCATTTTCTACTGTTCCACCATCTACATCTAGCAAAAATTCTTTAGGCATATATATCTTACCATCAAAACCTGATAAAGATTTAGTGCCTTCAAAGAACTTTATTGCATAGCTATCATAACCATACAAAGAAATAAATGTATCTTTAGCTGTATTTTCAAACGATGATTTCTTAGACGAATCAAAGAAATGATGTCTATCAGAATAGCTAAAAGCAAATTCTCTTATCATATTATTTCTCCTTGAGGTTAAAATGGGGACTCACATATTCCTTTGCCTAGTTTAACGACCTTTTAGTA